CTTGCGGTACTTGTAGCGTAAGTATAGACCGAAATGCTTGTCGGCCATACAGCATACTTACATTGCGCTCTCGTATATCCACTTGGCAGAGGAATAGTTCCCCCATTACCTATTGTTCCTGCTGTTACAATAACACTAATACCTTCAGGAACTTGACCTAAAGTATTCGCAATTATCTGTGCTGCTGTTTGACCACCTAACAAGAACGCATCAGGTGACTTTAATATAGAATAAACCAGCCACTTAGCTGTTCTATCTATACAGAAGTCCCCCCCGAATCTACATTTGTCGGTTCATTTGAACCAGTAGTTCCAGCCTGCACACATTTCAGGTAATAACCAGCATATGCAGGGTCAGAAAGAAATCTTATCGTACCTACAGCAACAGATTCATTTGACTTCCAGCAATCAGGAATATTTTTACCTTCTATTAGTTCAGCAGAATTTAAAACAGCGACTTTATTATAAGCCACCACTTTCCATGTAACGCTGCCATCGGTCACAGAACTTTGTGAAGTTACAGCAGGTTCACTTACCGCACTTATGCCAGAAGTTGTACATAACAAAAAAACCGCACTGTTATTTGCTAACTGTACGGTATCATTCACTTTATATTCTTTTGAAGCTTCCCAAGAACCAACGCCACTGTCCTGTTTCTTCTTGATCCATGTAATAGAACCATCAATAACTTCTCTTGCGGTTGTATTCCAATCAGGCTCATTTGTAGCAGAATATCCAGCATTTTTCGCAACCGCGATAAATCCAGCAGCCATATTCGGGCTTCTTACTATATGACCTTCCTGATATTCTGTTTCCGGCTGCCATAAACCATCCACAAGGCATTCCAATGTTTCGTGTTCATTCTTCATATAGGCCTGCAGATCGTCCTGTGTTGTCGGTGTCGCAGAACCTTCATACATAAAGTATTTTTTTATGTCTTTTATAAATTTAGGTATTTGCATTTTATACCAGCTCCCTTCTAAATCCCTGCCAGGTCAAATCACAAACTGCTTCTATCGGCTTTCCTTCCGCATCGATGATCTGAATCTTGCACGGGTTGCGTGTGATAATTTTTACATTTGCCACCGATACCACACTCTGAATAGCATTGATCCGCACTGAAGTCGTGTAATAATACGGTGTTTTGATCGGCAGCGTCAGACCTTCCGCCGGAATCAGCAGATTACTGAAATTCTCCACCCTGTCCGGAACGTCGATAATTGCGTTCAGCTTTGCAATCTCCGCTCTGGCATCAGCTTCAGGCAATGAATGAACCTCCAAATGGAGTGAATCTGTTGCGTTGATAACTATTTTACCGGTATACGGTTTAAAAATACCGCTGAAGCGCCAGTAACTATTCAAAGCCTCTCCCCAGGCCATTTCCTGTGGTTTTGACCAGGCTAAACTGCCGCTTCCAAGACAATATTTGACTGTAGATGGCGAATTCAAACCATACTCAAGCCACAGCTGACCGCCAGCCAGCGGCTGCAGATGCGACAGCACCAACAGCTCGTCATTGATCGATTTACCTTTCAGTACACCGTTTTCCACAACACCGTCATGCTCAACTTTTTCCCAGTTATTTTCAGCCAAGTCGACCTTCCAAAGCACATTTTCTTCCAGCGGGTCGCCCAGATTCAAAACAGCATATGCCGCATTGACGCTCTCGTTACCGCCGTTATCCACTGCCTTGATCATAACAGTGTGCACGCCCTGACGCAGTGCCTGCGTTTCAAAAGGCTGCGACGTAATGACGCCGCTATGCAGCTCAAAAGCCGTCTGCCACTGCGGATTGCTGCCCTGCGTATACTTTATTTTAAAGCCTGCGATATCATTGACCTTCGGATAATCAAAATTCCACCAAAAGCGACGCGTACCATCCGGCAGCAATTCCGCATCCAGCAAAGCAACATCCGGCGGCGGCCTGTCTTTACCTGT